TTACTACTACTTGACGGCATGAATGGGGTGAGCTTTCACAGGCTATACACCCCTTACGTCAAAATCCAAATTGACTACGGCATCACAGTTGATGTGTCCGTGGATCAAAACGAGTGGGCAGATCTACCCTTTGAGAAATACGATTGCGTGGTGTTCAACCGATGGCTTGGAAGATTGCAATACAACATCCTACCGGTACTCGCAAAAAAGAAAATACCTTTCATAGTTGACATTGATGACTATTGGGTAATTCCTAAACACAACCCAGCGTACAAGTTCTACCGAGCTTATATCAAGAACGGAATCAAGGACAGCCTACACTATGCAGATGCAGTGATGGTTACCACTCCGCAACTTGAGCAGAAGGTAAAAGAGTTCAATGAAAACGTCACAATCATCCCCAATGCTTTAGACTTAAATCAAAGCCAATGGAAAGCAGAAACAGAGCATCCTTTCACAATCGGATGGGTAGGAGGGTTATCCCACACTGAAGACTTAAAGTTGCTTACAAACAAAATAAGGCATATCTGCGAAGAATACGGAGCGAGATTCCTAATGTGTGGCTTTCACGAAAATGTTGCTGATTGGGCAACAATGGAGAAAGCAATCACAGGAGAGCCAAGACATAAACGCCCTGAGTGGTTTCAGACAAGGGTAGGAACAAAAGCAAACGAGTTCGGCAAGTATTACTCAGAGATTGACATCTGCATTGCTCCATTACTTCCGACTAAGTTCAATCGGTACAAATCAGAACTGAAGATTCTCGAAGCAGCAGCCTACAAGTTGCCCATCTTTGTTTCATCAGTTGAGCCATACACAAACCACCGTGACAACTTTGGATGTTTCTTTGTTGAGAATAACGATTGGTCAGAGATTGGAAAGCTAATCAAGTCAGACAAAGTGAAAGAGGTGGGTGAGATAAACTATCACTATTGCCAAGAACACCACAACATTGACACTATCAACAAAAAGCGTGTAGACCTACTCAGGCAAGTATGCAAATAAACTACTCAAGACCAAAGCTGACGAGCTACCAAAAAGCCATCTTGGATTCAGATGCACGTTACACGATAACGGCAGCATCGACTAAGACGGGTAAAACGGCAAGTCATATCATTTGGTTATTTGAGCAGTCGCTTAACTTAAAAGAGAATCAGTCAGTCTGGTGGATTGCTCCTGTATACCAACAAGCGGAGATTGCATTCAGACGTATGAAGGCACAGGTGACAGAGAAAAACTTCTTTGTATCCAATGAGAGCAAGTTGACACTGATAACACCGGTAGGCTCAAGGATAGAGTTTAAGTCAGCAGAGAAGCCTGACAACCTATACGGTGACGATGTGTACTCAGCAGTCTTTGATGAGGCATCAAGAGCAAGAGAGGACTCTTGGTTCGCTTTACGTTCAACCCTAACGGCAACACAAGGCAAATGCAAACTCATTGGAAACGTCAAGGGAAAAAAGAATTGGTTTTATAAATTAGGAGAGAGGGCAAAGGCAGGTGATCCGAATATGCAGTATTTCAAAATCACGGCATACGATGCAGCAGATGAGGGCATCATTGAACGGGAGGAGATAGAACAAGCCAAACGTGACCTTCCTGAGTATGTGTTTAAAGAGCTTTACTTGGCTGAACCTGCTGACGATAATTCTAACCCGTTCGGACATCAGAACATTGACGCTTGTATTCAACAGAGTAGCGGCACACCCACGGCTTACGGAATTGACCTTGCAAAGTACACTGACTGGACCGTCATCATAGGGCTAAACGAAAAGGGAGAGGTTGTTCACTTTGACAGATTCCAAGCTGATTGGAGTCAGACACTTCAGAAGATAACGGCAACCATAGGGAACACACCTGCGTTTGTGGTTAGCACGGGAGTCGGTGATCCTATCGTTGAACAACTACAAAGACAACACCCAAGAATCAAAGGTTTTAAATTTACGAGTCAATCAAAGCAGCAACTGATAGAGGGGTTAGTCGTAGCAGTACAAGGTCAGCAAGTTAGATTCCCTGAGGGTGTGATTGCGGATGAAATGCGTAACTTTGAATTTGAATACACAAGGACAGGAGTTAGATACACAGCACCACAAGGGCTACATGATGACTGCGTGATGAGTCTTGCTCTTGCCAATGATTGCAAACAACACAATAAACCAGGACTATTTTACTATGCTTAAATGGAAAGATATTACAATCGGAATGCTTCAAGAGATTGGGGAGCTTCCTGATGACCTTAACCCGATAGAGAAAACAGCTTACACGGTGGCGATAATTAAAGGGCTGCCATACGAGGAAGTTGAGAAGTGGACACTAAATGACTTGCGGAAAATTGACTTGTCGTTTTTAGAGCAAGAACCAAAGCATCGACTCAAATGGACATTCAAACACAAAGGCAGAAGATTCAAGCTCGTAAAGAATGCCAAAGCAATGGAGGCACATCACTTTATTGAACTGCAAGAATTAGGTGATAGCGACAAGATAGAGGCATTGCACAAGATCATTGCTTGTTTGAGTTATCGAGTGAACATCTTTGGGCGAAAGATAGAGGATGATTATCAGTGGAAGGTTGACAATTTCAAGGATCTACCTGCTCCTCAATTTTACAAATACTCGCTTTTTTTTTCGGCACTCTATCCGAAATTATTAAAAACTACCCTAACCTATTTGAAGGGGGAGGTGAAGAAAGCAAAGGAGATGTTTTCGGATGGCTCGGACTCGTCGATAGATTAGCAGGAGGCAGACGGCAAGAGTGGGATGCTATCTTAGAGATGCCACTCACTGAGTTCTTGAATACCCTTGCATTTCACACCACAATCAGCAAACAGAGGCAGAAGCGATTAGAGAAAGCAGCAGCATCAGGTTTTGAGTCTTATGTCTGTGCTTGTTTAAACGAACTGCTCTAATTCAGCCACTTCGCTTGATTTCTTAATTATAAATAGATGGCACTATCAGCAAGTCACCAAGTCAGTGGAACACATCAACCAGCTTATAATGATAATCTGTGGGTTGTTCAAGAAACTTCCACCGGTATAACAGGCAATTTCAATTTTAAGTTTATCTGCGATGTCAAGAATACATCCGATGACCTACTCACAAGAATAAAAGTTCCTTTACACTTTGGCTCAAACAATAGAGGCGTGTTTAACATCGCTCGTGTTTTGGAGTCTTACGTCACTCACGATTGGGATTTTACAGATACAGCTTCTCAGTCTTGCACCAACTCTTTCTTTGATTACAAATTAGAGTTTGGATACGAGTACAGCACAGGAGCAACGTCACCAATAGAGCAGACATTAGCAGAATTAACAGTGACAGGAAACACTGTTTGGAATGCTGCACTATCACCGAGAGAGTTCTTAAACTATGATGAGGGTGATTATCTAATGGAGGCAAGTAGCACAGCTACATTTTTAACCAATAACAATGCAAAAAAAATACACCGAGATCAAAAAGATTGGCTCTATGCTCTCCACGATGGTACTCTCGACCATCTACTTGTTACTTTTTCTGATAGTAGTACTAACACCATATCTGTGGCAGCCGACGATGTGGCTCGTGTCCCGATTGGTTCAAATATTTCGGGAGGCATACCGACGGGTGCGACGAGTTATACGATTCGCCCAGAGGATAGCTCGAATAATTTGGTCGGATCAGTTTATACGATAACCATAGACGAGCGTTGTTCAAAGTATGATGCGGTTGATGTGTTCTTTCTTAATAGATTGGGAGCAGTTGAGTCATTCAGATTTAACAAGGTCAGGAGGGATAACTTCAGCATTGACAGAAGAACATTCAAACAAAACCCATATTCATTAGACGGGCAGGATTACGCCTATACAAATCAAGACTTCAACACTTCACAATATTACACGGAAAGCAATCAGAGGATAACGCTAAACAGCGACCTAATCACAGAAGCGGAAAGTGTGTGGTTGAGGGAGTTGGTGATGAGTCCAAGAATTTGGTTATATGATGGGGAATTATACCCGATAAACATAACCGATGCAGAATACGAGCAGAGGTATCACATAAATGATAAAGCGTTTAATTTAAGCATTGAAGCAGAATTGAGTTTCCCCGATAAGGCTCAAAGACTATGATAGAAATTCTAATCAACGGAGAAAAGGTTGAGCTATCCCCTGACTTTGACATTGCCATCACTCGGTCTATTGCAGACATACGCAACCCAGAGCAGAGGAGTTCGGACTACTCTAAAACGGTAACCATACCGGCAACGAAAGTAAACAATCAACTACTTGGACATATTTTTGAGGTTGGTAACGAGATAACAGGAAGCGGACAGTTTACACCTGATTTTGATCCTACAAAAAAAGCGTCTTGTGTGGTATTGGTTGACCAATTCCCACAGATTGAAGGATTCATCAGACTGACAGAGATAGAGGTCAGCAACAACAACCTAATTGCATACAAAGCGACCATTCACGGAGAGAGTGCAAACCTATTCACAGACATTGAAAATGCCAAACTTGCAGACCTTGACTTTTCAGAATACAATCACACAGTAAACATCACCAACATAACTGACTCGTGGGATACACAGATTTACATTGATAGCACACCCACAGCATTTGAATATGGCGTGGGGTATGTATGGTCACAGCTAAGACCTAAACGAGCCATTGAAGAAGATTGCAGCAAGTGGAGGGTTGACGATCACACACCTTGCTTGTATGCCAAAACTATCGTTGATAAGATATTTACGACATACGGCTATCAGTATTCTGACGATTCCTTTTTTACAAGTGATGAATTTAAAAGATTAGTTGTTCCCTATACATTTGGCGGATTGTCAGAAACTCCTACAGGTGTAACAGATAGACTTTTTCAAGCTCAAGTAACAGGCGTTACCACGTTAAGCACAGGTCAAACACTACCAGCCGCAAACGATAGCACAGGAGGAAACTTTGACAATGGTGGGAACTACGACAACACAAGCTATCAGTATACTGTGCCAGATTCGGGCAATTATGTTTGGTATGTTCAGTTGCAACTACAAGCTGCACCGGTCAACCCTGAAGAAGTACAAATGGGGCTTTACAGCGATACAGGTGGAGGTTTTAAACTTAGAGAATTATTATCGTTTGAGTTCAACTCTCTGTCAAGGCAAGAATTAGTCAAAATTGAAAGGAGTGCAGTATCTGGAGAAGTTTTTGAGGTTAGGTATGAGCAATATATAGACAGCTCAGGGATTGCTTCCAACATAGACATTGATATTGATGTATCATCATATTTTTACAATGGCTCAACAGCTTTCTCAATCGCCTACAATAAAACGGTTGACTTTGGTCAGTTCTTTACAGGCGACTACACACAAAAGGAATTTCTGTTGAACCTTGTGAAGATGTTCAATCTATACATTGAGCAGACTGATACAAAGACTCTAAGGATAGAAACAAGGGATGAGTTCTACAACGGTGACAATGTTGACTGGAGTAAGAAACTTGACTACTCACAGCCTCATCAGTTGCTACCGATGGGAGAGTTACAGAACAACCCTTATAAGTTCAGCTACAAAGACGGAGGCGATAATTTAAACAAGCAATACAAAGAAACGTATTCTCGTGTTTATGGTGATCGTGTGATTGCCATTGATAACGATTTTATCAAGCAAGAGAAAAAGATTGAGGTCACGTTTGAGCCGACAATCATGGCACAGGATAATATATCAGGAAGGTATTACTCCCATGTCAATATGAAAGACTCAAATCTTCGCATTTTATACTATGGAGGAGCAAAACTAACTTCACCTTATTACACCTTTGATCAGAATCCTGCATCATCTCCAAATCAAGAATACTACCCATTGACATTGCACATTGATGACACGGATGCAATGAGCTTTGATCTTAACTTTGGGATGGTTCAGAGGGCGTATGTACCGGTTGGATTCCCTTACTCAAATGACAACCTGGTCAATAAATACTATTACAAGTACATCTCAGAGATAAGCGACAAGAACAGCAAAATCTTCAGAGGTTACTTCAGAATAACGCCAAACGATTGGGCTAACATTTCATTTGCTGACTCTTATTTCTTTGAGGGGCAATATTGGAAACTGAACAAAATCTCAGACTATCAACCACTGAAAGACGGGGTTTATTTGTGCGAGTTCTTGCTTTCTACATATTATACACCTTATATCAGCGACAATCAGAAAGTTGGTACAGGTGGATTTGATGGAGAAGGAGAAGCGACAAAAGACAGATTCCCAGTTGATGGTTCAGATGGTGAGCCGCTATTCAGTTACAAAGGCGGCTTAAATGTAGGCGATAATACTGGAAGTGATGACACAATCACACACGGAAAAAACAATCAAGCGGATTCTGTTTTTGTTACCGTTGTAGGCAGTGAAGGAACAAAGGTTGGAAAGAATATGGAGTTCACCACTGCTTTGAATTGTACGGACTTTGTAGTTCCTGAAGGTGGTAGAGTATATGTTGAGAATCAGCCTGTACTTGGTACATGGTTAGGCTCTGGCAAGGTGGTTAATATAGACGACACAGATTCACCTTATTCAGCAACCTATGATGATTATCTTATTTTATGCGACACCACAAGCGGAAACATCACCGTCACTTTACCTGATCCAACTAACAACAGTGGCAAGATGTATGTCATAAAGAAAACACAATCATCTAACTCGGTAACAATAAACGCAGGGGATGGCTCTATTTTAATCGACGATGCAACATCTCACACATCAAACGCAAAGAACGGATATGACCAAGTCATTTCAGACGGCACACAATACTGGATTTTAACTCACGGACACTAATGGCAATTAACGAAGCAGTAAATATAGATATTGACGTAAACGGAGTCAATACGGTAAAACAAGCAGCAGACGCTTATGAAGATTTAGGCGATGCAGTATCGCAAACGCAACTTGAAGCGGAGAAACTCGCTCAGCAATTTGGAATCAATGACAAGCGTACTCAGGAAGCCATTAAGGTTGCTGGTAGATATAAGCAAGAGATGGAGCAGCTTGATTTTGCCATTGATGCGGCTCGTGGAGGTTCTGACCAATTATTCCGTGCGGCTCAAGGTGTGACGGCTGGTTTTGAGGTAGCGGCTGGGGCTGTTGCTTTATTCGGTGGTGAATCTGAGGAACTTGAAAAAGTGATGCTCAAGGTTCAGGGTGCAATGGTGTTTTCTCAAGGTCTAAAAGACTTGCAAGAGTTTGGACCCGCACTTGTTAATCTTGCGGCTACTGTTAGGGGTAAAGTTGTCACGGCATTTACAACGTTGAGAGGCGTATTGATTGCCACAGGTATCGGTGCGGCTGCTGTTGCGGTTGGGGCTTTACTTGCAAACTGGGATAAATTCACCACTTACTTAACAAAGACTTTCCCTATACTTTCAAAATTAGGTAGTTTAATCGGTGCTGCATTTCAAAAAGCAACAGACTTAGCAGGTATTACTTCAGAACAGCAAAGACTTCAAGACAAAGTCAATGAAAGCATACAGGAGAATATAGACCTAACAGATGAGCAAATAAAGATTGCAGAGGCTCAAGGTCAACAGGAATTATCTTTGACTTTACAAAAGCAAAAAGCGGCTACTGAATTAGCACTTGCAAAGAGAAAGTTTGCTCAAGAGGAAACAGATGAAAACAGAAAAGCTTTGAGGGATGCTCGTCTGAATTTTAAACTGACAAACATAGCCTATGACAAATATCTTCGTGAGCAGAAAGAAATCAGAGATAAAGCGAATAAGGATGCAGCCAAAGAACGAGCAGAGAGAGAAGCAGAACGACAAAAAGAAATCCGTCTTGAGAATGAGCGACAGAATGAAACTCAAGGGGCTACTCTTAAAACCACAGAAACACAACTTAAAAGTGACAAGATAGTTTTTGACTCAGCATCTTTTCTTGCAAAAGCCCAAAAGCAACATACAGAGAACACAGTCAAAAGATTAGAGGAGGAAGCAAAGGCAAGAGAGGAACTCTACTATCTGAGTCAAGACTTAGGTAACGCTGTTGTTTCTTTATTAGGGGAACAGACAGCAGCAGGGAAAGCGGTTGCACTTGCTCAAATAGCAGCAGATACAGCAAGAGCATTGTCTGGGGCTTTGGCTAATTCTAACAGCCCAACACCTGACAACGTAGCATCTGGAGGACTTGCGGGTATTGCTAAATACATAGCACTCGCAACTACTATTGCCACCAACGCCAAGAGAGCCATTGATATTGTAAAGAGTGAGAATGTAACAGGGGCAGCATCAGGTAGTGCATCTTTACCAAGTGGAGCAGGAGCAACAGGTTTTCAAGCTCCATCTGTAAGGCTTCCAAGAACAGAGCAATTCACAGGGCAACAGAGAATTTATGTGACGGAGTATGATATCAGCAACACCCAAGAAAAGGTCAGAGTCACAGAGGATGTGTCAATCGTAAAGTAAACCAATAAACTAAAAAAATTAATTATATAAAATGGACAAACTACCAGTATACAAGTTAGTCATCAATGACGAGGATGAAACAGGGGTGAACTTTGTTAGCCTTGTAACCAATCCAGCCATTGAGAGAGATTTTCAATACTTCAACCAAGACTTTGTGAACCCACGAGGCGGAGAGTCTGAGAATGACTTTATCAGTAGATGTGTTAAAGTGGTAACAGGTGAAGGATACGATCAAGATCAAGCAGTTGCTATCTGCTACAATTATTGGAAAGGTGAAAAGTTCTTTGATGATTACCCAAAGGCAGCAAGTCAAAACGCTCAACGTGGAATTAACCTAAACGAAAAA